ATTTAGACTGGCGCAGGATATTTTAAACTTTACGGATTATAAAGATGTAGATAGTGTAATAAGTTGTCGAGTTTATCAGAAGACAATATAATATGGCACGTCTTTGGCAATGCGGATTTGAGTTACAGAATAAGACTACGGAAATATCTAGCCCCGGTGGGACTGCTACGACCATTGATACTACCCTCAAGCGTTCCGGTGCCGCTTCCATGAAGTGTAAAATAACCTCGACGAGTACGACAGTAAATGCCAACTGGATCGGATCGAATGGATTTCACGACTACTATTTCCGGGCATACGTTAATGTTACGACCCTTCCCTCTGCTCTTTGTACGATTATGATGATTTCAGACGACGCACTTGATACGGGTATGCGGATACGGCTTGCGACAAACGGGACGCTGGAATTATGGAACAGTAGCGCAAAAATCGGTAGCTCGTCGGGAGCGCTCACAAACGGTGTATGGTATCGAATAGAATTGCGGTGGAAAGCAGTATCGGGATCATCAAACGATATTGTAGAGGGATTACTGGACGGCGTTTCTTTTGCTTCATCAACGACATCTGCTGGACTAACCGCAGGGAATGACTCTATCTTATGGGGTTTACTCTCGTCAGTTACGGGAGAAGTAAACTTTGATGATATAGCGGCCAATGATGATAGCGGATCGAGTCAAAATACCTATCCGGGATCCGGAAAGATCATCCACTTGAAACCAAATGCGGCGGGTGATGCAAATGCCTTTGATACAGCAGTCGGAGGGACTGCCGGGGCAGGAAATAACTTTACCCGGGTGGATGAAGTGACTCCTGATGATGCGACGAGTTATAACGCCACGCCGACGATAAACTTGGAAGATTTATTTGCGTACGATGATTCCGGAATCGGAGCGAGTGATGCGGTCACTCTTATTGCGGTGGGTGTTGACTTCGCAAACATTACTGCGGCTGATGCCGCTACCGCTTTTAAGTTAGAGGTAGAAAAAACTACGGGGGGAACGAAAGCGCAAAGCGCCGCCATCGTTCCTAATAGTATTAATTGGAACAAAAATACTGTATCAACTGAGAATCATCAAAACTATCCTCTTGTACTCTATAAAGATCCGGACAATACAAATGCGTGGACGCAGGCGACACTCGATACCATGCAGATCGGTTATATCATTACGACCGGCGGAACGAATAAAATTGGTATTTCTAATGTGTGGGCATCGGTTGAGTATGTGCCATCAGCAGGTTCCCCTTCTGCTAGTCTTTCTCCTAGTTCGTCAGTATCACCTTCTTTAAGTGCATCAGCTTCAGGTAGTGCGAGTGGAAGTGCAAGTGCATCTGCGTCACTCTCTCCATCCGCTAGTTTATCTCCTAGTTCTTCTACGTCAGCATCTGCATCAAAATCAGCATCTGCTTCAGTAAGTGCCTCAGCATCCGCTAGTCTTTCTCCCAGTGCTAGTCTTAGTCCATCAAGTTCAGTATCAGCCAGCACTTCTGCTTCAGTATCTGCAAGTGCTAGTGCATCAGCGAGTTCTAGTTTATCTCCTTCTGCGAGTTTGAGTCCTAGTAGTTCCGTATCAGCAAGTATCTCAGCATCAGGTTCTGCCTCTGCTTCCGTTTCAGCGAGTGCATCCGCATCTCAATCTCCTAGTAGTTCGGTATCTGCCTCAGGATCACCCAGCGCTAGTGCTTCTCTATCCCCTTCATCTAGTGTTAGTGCGTCAGCTAGTGCCTCATCGAGTAGATCCGCCAGTGCGAGTGCAAGTTCCAGTGCTTCCGCTTCCGCTAGTGCTTCTGCTTCAGCTAGTGCATCAAAAAGTGCTTCCGCTTCAGCATCAGCTTCTATTAGTCCGTCTGCTTCCACTTCTGCTTCAGCATCAGCGTCATCTAGTGCCAGCGCTTCCACTTCTACTTCCCCTTCTGCTAGTGCATCAGCATCGTTATCTCCATCGGCCAGTGTAAGTCCTAGTAGCTCTGCTTCTGCTTCAGCATCAGCTAGTAGCTCCGCTTCTGCTTCTAGAAGTGCATCTGCTTCAGCGAGTGCAAGCGGTAGTGCATCTGCAAGTGCATCATTAAGTCCCTCTGCCTCATTAAGTCCTAGCGCTTCCGCATCAGCAAGTACATCGGCATCCGCTTCAGCTTCAGCGAGTAGAAGCGCTTCAGCTTCAGCGAGTTCTAGTGCCAGCGCTAGTGCGTCTGCTTCTCTTTCTCCATCAGCAAGTTTATCGCCCTCTAGTTCTGTTTCAGCAAGTGCATCAGCATCTCCCTCTAAGTCTGGATCGTCATCAGCATCTGTATCTGCGTCTGGTTCTGCTTCAGCATCCGCAAGTCTTAGTCCTTCAGCAAGTGCGTCAGCATCAGCTTCAAAGTCAGCCTCTGCATCTGCTTCAGCGAGTATTTCACCAAGTTCAAGTGCTTCCGCTTCCGCTAGTGCATCTGCAAGTGCAAGTGAATCAAAGTCGGCATCAGCAAGTAGTAGTGCTTCCGCTTCATCAAGTCCGTCCGCTTCGGAAAGTGCATCTGTAAGTCCTTCATCTTCAGTTTCTGCTTCTTTAAGTCCTAGTAGTAGTGAAAGTGCTTCTTTATCGCCTTCTGCTTCAGCAAGTCTATCTCTTAGTCCTAGTGCTTCTGCCAGTCCTTCACCTCAAGTATGGGAATTATTTATAGATTATTTCGTTATTACCAGACTTACAGAATACAAAGAAGAATTAATACCACAGAATACCGTATTTGGAGATGAGATTATCCTTATTGGTACATCGTATAATGAACAATTAGTACCGCAAAATACTACATTTGGAGATGAACAAATAGAACAGTCAACAGTTTTTTCAGATCAATTAGTAGCTCAATATACTGTATATAAGGATGAAATAAAAATAGCACCGAACGGATAGGTGTATACTATACATATGCCAGGACAAACAACTGATATAGGACAGAGAATTTCGATGGTTCCATTTCATCTTGGAAGTTTTCTTGGAGGATTGTCGGATTATGAAGATAAGGGAATAGCCGGATCGTTTAAAAGTGGATATGGATTGGATATTCGCAAGCAAAAAGATACCCTTTCCTGTCAAAATGCCCTCAAAGATGATCTTGCTGTTGGTAGTATGACGGCTCCGTGTTATTTTGTTGTTCCTGCTTCTGATGGTCAAACCTATTTCTTTTGTAATGACGGGAAGATTTTTAGAAGAAAAGCAAATGGGAGTTATCTCGTTCAGGGATATGGAATTGTCCCTGTGTATACTGATACGTTTGAATCAGGTCAAATTATCGGAGCCTGTGAATGGTATAGTGGTTATGATTCAATAACAGCTCCAAATGGAGGATATACATATCTTATTTGGGCTACTCCTACTAGATTAAATATTAAAAAAATTGCTGGGCCACAATCAAATCCAGGTGCTCCTTATGTTCAAACTGAACCTTGGAATGATGTAAATAATCCTGGAATAGGTTCTTGGCCGAAAACAAATTTAACCTCTGTTGCATGGCATACAATGGTTAATGCCAATGGAACACTTCAGATTTGTAACGGAAATGTCATGGCACTCGTTGGGTATGACCTTTCCTATACAAACAACTCCCTTAAACTTATTCCAGGGAATTTAGCGCAGAATGTGCTTGAACGGGGAAAATACTCCGTTATAGGGTGTCGGAGTGCCGCAGGAAAAGATGAAACATCATTTTTTAACTGGGATGGGATAGGATTGAGTTGGAATAATAAAAAAGTAATTTCTTTTGGCGGAATAAACTCCATGCTTGATACGGAAATGGCTCTCGCTCAGATAGGGAATAACGGACAACTCTATATTTCAGACTTCAACTCTCCCGTTCCTTTCAGACAGATTAGAGGTGGTGGCGCTTCCTATCCTGACGGAATAGCTCCGTATCACGGTATGGCGCTTGTCGGGATCTATGGAAATACAAACCTTATGAACGGAGTCTATGCTAATGGGATTTATTCAGTCGGACGGGTAAATAAAAATGCGCCACTCGTTCTTAACTTAGAATATCAATTGACCTGTGATGCAATTTACTCTATAGAAGTCGTAGGAACGGATATTTTATGTACGTATAGCCTGAATAGTCAATATGGAGTGAAAATTGTTGATACAGGAACGAAAGCAACCGCAGTCTATCAGAGTCTCGATTTAGTTGTTCCTATGGGTACGAGACGGTATCCTATGCCCCTAGGACGGATTTTAAACTGGCAGAAGGTAGATATAGAGTGTCAACCACTTCCTCCAGGAACAGCAATAGAAGTATGGTACAAAATTGATAAAGCAATAGCAGGAGGAGCGAATAATGACGGATGGTTTCAGGCAAATACCCAAGATGGTAGTGTACAATTCTTAACGAAAAATATGCAAAATGCTGTTTTTTATATCGGCGTACGGGGACGGGTATGTGAAGTACAATTTATTCTCATTCCCAGCGGAGATAGAACGCCGGAAATTTGTGAAGCCAACGTCTATTTTACGGCATAATATGGAACCTACAACGATTCAAGATCAACCAGTCCCTCTCTTAGACGGAACTCAAACTACTGCAACGGGATCAGCTTCAACAGGAGATTCTACCTCAGTTGTTATTGTTCCTACTACACAGGTAGACCAGAAATTCCCGCAAGCTATTGTATCAAAAGAAACGATCAGTCAATCTCTTGATACGGAAACGAAACGTATTAAAGGCTCATATGCTTTTGAATCGTTAGGAGCAATAAAAATAGGGGAATTTAATCAGGGTGTATCGGGAGAAGTAGATATATCTCCTAATGGCATAACAGCGAAAAATGTAAATGGAGATACAACGTTTGCGTTAGACGGAACAACGGGAGATGCAACGTTTAGAGGAATAGTGCAAGCTGCTGGTTTTGATATTATTGACGATACAGGACTCGTTAGTTTATCTGCTTTTATTTCAGGTTCATATGAAAATGATAGTTCTATTTCAACTAGTTCTTTATCAGAAGTTGATGTAAGTGGATCAGATCTAACATTTGTTTTAACAAGAAGTACAAAAGTTTTAATTTCTTATTTTGCCGTTGTAAATTATAGTGGATCAACAAATGGAACATCGTATGGAGCAGGTGTTGGGGTAAATATTGATGGAATACATTTAACATATCCACCAAGAAGTTTATTTATGTTAGTTGTTACAGGAGCTACGTTTGGATTTTCAAAATATGAAACAGTAGGACAATCAAAAATTTTTACACTTGCGGCTGGATCACATACAATAAAATTAGAATGGTTTACTCTTGCTGGCGGACAAACGGTAGGTATGGATCAAAGAAGTTTATCATATTTACTTTTAGGAAGTTAGACTTTTAATAAAACAAGGAGTATTCTAAATATATGCAAACACGTAATATGAGAGAGAAAAAGGTTGACTCTGGAGGGAGCTAACCTTTTAGACGTTTTACAAACGCCGAGACAGAATCGTTTCCAGCATGTCTCGGCTATGACATAGTATAACACATGACGGAAAGAAGCCCGTAGGTTGAATCAACTTAACGGAAGCATTTTCTAGAAGATACAAACCGTCCTGTTGGATTATGAGGTGAGAAAGAGCAATACGCATCTTGCCCAGTCGGAAACCAAAAGGTGAGCCTTAAGCAAAACCCATGTTGGTACCGATAACGGCACAAGTAGAACGTACTTTCAAGTCCACATAGTCCAAGATAAGCGCAAGAGAGCGATAAAGGCAGACCTAGACACAAAGACCTTGCGAGTTCAAATGAGCCATGTGTTAAAAAACTTTCCGTTTCTTACGGAATGGGACTATACTACTTATAAGAAAGGAACTATATGATTTTGAGATCGGATATCGAGACTGAAGTAATAGCCCGTTGTATGGTGGCTTCCAACTCTACACAGTTTCCTGCAACGAGAATAACGGAAGTAGTAAAACAAGCAAATATATATTGTGGGACGCTCTTTTTCTGGCCTTCCCTCTTTCGTTCCCGCTATTTCAGTTCTAAACCCTCCAGTCAATCAGCAACGCCTATTCTCCCTCTCAATTATGACTATTATGACTATCCTTCTGATTTCCTTACAGGAAGCGTATCACGGTTATATTTTAACGGGAAGTCATACAAGAAAGTAGCTTTTCAGGATTTTTTGGATTATGTAGATAACACGAAAGAAGGCCATCCGGCTCCTGATCAGAATAAACGGTACTTTGCAGAACACGGGAGACAGTTCTTTGTATGGCCTGGAGTAACGGTTGCAGGAACGAATGACGGATTAGTATGGGGAAATGTACAGCCTCCTGATCTTACAAATCCAACGGATAAGACTATTTTTTCTTTATGGGATGATTCAGGGAATGAAGCAATAGTGAAAAAAGCGGTTAGTGTTCTTATGGAACGCCTCGATGTAGGATTTGCCAATGAACAGAAAACAGAGGCTATTCAACTTCTTACGCTTATTTGGGGAAAAGTTGTAACAGAAAACCAGAAGAATCAACGGTTAGACCATGCGAGATTTGCTGTGGTAGATTTCTTTGGAACGCAATCAGGTATTTCAAATATAGGGAACTTTTCTAATGGGCTTGATGTTACCCCATGATATGAATGAAATAAGAAATAATAAAGGACATAAGAAAACTGAAACTTACGGAAGAAGAACTTTATGGCTCAAGTAGTATCACCTAGTACAATTAGATTAAATAATGGACAAACTGTAGCACCTCAAAAGGGTGGTTGGTATGATGGACAACAATTTTTTAATGGTTCATTGTCTAATCCTGGTCAAATAAATTCACAATCACCTCAACAAGGGGCAGGACAACAAGTATCAGCTGCGGTTGTCGCTCAAACAAACCCAGCAAATGTAGATTATTTAGCAAAACAAGGCGCTCCACCACCAACAACGACACCAGCTACTCCTACTCCATCTACACCAACGACTCTAACAAGTCCTATAGGCTCTACAGACGCTACGGGCGCTACAGGTTCAATTTCCGCAGCCCCTACCATTGATTTAGTTGCTATTACGAACGCTGCCTATAATACACCGGAGATTACGGCAGCCAAGAAAGCGATTACAGACCGCCAAACTGCTCTTAATACTGCTTTAGCGGGAATAAATGATAACCCCTTTTATTCAGAAGCGACACGGGTAGGAAAAGTAGCGAAACTTACGGATGAGGCGAATGCGGATATT